AGGATGGCTAAAGGGAAATGTAATCTTATTCGCTGCAAGACCTGGACAAGGGAAAACTATTGCTTTATTAGAACATACACGATGGGCAGGTCAATTAGGTCAAAATGTTTTGTTTTTATCTCTTGAGATGCCTGTAATATCTCTTATTTACCGAATGATTTCGGGTCAATTAGATGATGGACTACCTTATAGCAAAATAAAGACAGGTAGACTAAGTATTGAGCAATTTAGTGATATTCAAAAACAAGCAATAACTAATTTAGAGAAACTACCAATTACTTGGTATGATGGTGCTAACCGTGATATTAATTATCTATCAAGTGTTATTCAAAAAATAGTAAGAGAAAATAAAATTGATATGGTAGTTATTGATTATATTCAATTAATGTCCGATAGTTCTATTCGCTCATCTAATGAAACCGAAATAGCTGGTAGTGTAGCCGACAAGATACAATTGTTAGCTAAAAAGCTAAATATACCATTCCTTTGTGCTGCACAATTAAATCGCTCTAATGAAGGCAGAACATCTCATAGACCTAGATTAAATGATTTAAGGTCATCAGGTAAATTAGAGCAAAGTGCATCTGTTGTAATTGGATTACATAGAGAAGACTATTATGCCTACGAAAAAGCAAAAGAAGAAGGTGATGCAAACTTTGAGTTTACCAATAAGATTGAATACATATTTTGTAAGAACAGGGATGGAGACACAAGAACCGCAGATATGTATATTGATGTTGCAACAAGTAAGATTAGAGAACTTGACCCAATAACAAATAAGCCATCAGGCTTTTAAGACTTTGATTTGATTTTCCAAAAGTTGTAAATCCCCTTTGTTTTTGACATCGGGGATTTTTGTATAAAGCAAAAGGTGACAATATTTGCCACCCTTGCCAAACCTAACCACAAAACAAATCAACGAAAAACGCAATGGTAAAGGTATTAAAATTATTCAGTTCCTAAAAACATATTTTACCATCCTTAATCATTAAATTTTTAACTTTTGATTTGCCATCTTGTATTTCAACTATTGCAAAACCATGATTGTGCATGGAGAATGGCATATATTTAGGAGATAAAACTGTTAAACACCCAGTAGTGTAAGTATTGACAAACTCTTTAAATCCATTTTTCTTTTGTGTAGTTGATGTACGATGAACGTGACCCATTAAGGTATTACACAAAGTTTTATTCATTAAGTTTTGGGATGGGTTAACTCCCCCTGCACCATACAATTCATGCCCATGGACAACTAACAAATCCCCCATTTCCATTCCTTGCCAATCATCAACTACGTTAAATTGTAGTTTATCTAAATGGAAGAATATGTCAAATTGTAAATCATGTAATTGAGCATATTCCTCGGCTTGTGTTTGTTATGATTTAGCCCATCTATTTTCGTGATTACTAAGTTTATAATAGATAGGAATATAAGGGAATAAATCTCTTAGCTTTTTTAAGAAGTCTCTACTCATATCCACCTCTCTTTTAAAGTCACGAAGGTCTTTATCCTTTTCGTGTCTTGAGATAGCGTAGAAGTCAAAGATATCACCATTAAGAATGAGGCAATCTATGCTTTGCTCTCTTAGGTGCTTAATAGCACAGGTTAAAGCTTCTAAAGAGTGATAAGGAACGTGTATATCTGATAACACACCTACCTTTTTAAAGTCTTCGGTAATACGTAAGCTCGTATATTCCTTACCCAAGCTCTCTTCGATTCCAAAGTTGTCTACCTCGTCTAGGTTAAAGGATTCTATCTTAGCACTTGGTCTAGTTTGTTTCCAGTATTCAGACCTTTTTTTAACTGAAATACCCATTCTAGTAAGTGCCTTGTGTAAATTTATTACGTCTTTATATCCGTAATTTTCCCAATTCTCTCGCTCAAAGTCCGCTCTAGTCATATTAGTAGAGTAGAAATGGTCTTTGATTCTCTTAGCTAATTTGCTATCTGATTGCATTTAGTCCAAATTTAAGGTATATCCAAGCAACTAAAGCTAGAAACTCTATAAATAATAAAGCAACTACCCAAGTAGGTACTCTGTACTTAATAACTTCTTTGTCTCGATACTCAATCCATTTAACCTGAGAGTTACGATAGTTATTCTCTATCTCGTTTCTCATAGAGTCTATATCGATTTGAGCTTGAATATTGCCCCCTACCGAACGAATAATAACCTTGCCTTGTGGTAGTACCAATTTGCTATAAAAGTTGCTTAGAAGTCCACTAGAATCGCAAGGGTTTACAATGGTTAAAGTATCGTGAATAGCCTTATACTTTTCTACTATTTTCACGCTTTGTATAGTATCGATTCTAACAATTTCTTTATACTCGGTTAGTGTCTTGTTACCTTTACAAGAAATAAATGTAACACAAGCCAAAAGAATAAGTAATTTTCGCATATTATGAGAAGTAAAGGTTTGCTTCCGCTTGTCTACGTCTAGTAAGTCCTACTAAAACACGTCCGTTAGCTTTATTCCATTTAAGGAACTCGTCCGCTATAGTCACGTCTTTAGGGTTAGCATTTACTTTCTTGATTAAGGTAGACTTTTGTAGTGCGTTAGTGCCTAGATTATAAGCAAAAGAAACGAGTGCATCGAAGTTGCTTTGAGATATGTCATCACGGCAAAATGAATCAACCGCTTTTTCATACGTAGAAAGGGAATGTTTTAAAAGCTCTTCGGCTTGTTGTAGTGTAATCTTTGGGTCTTTTAAAGTAACTTTCTTACCGTTCGTATAGTAGGTGTTCCCGTAACCTATCGTATTTATACCCCCAGCGCATACATAAGGAGTAAGGCTCAAGCCTTCAAACTGCTTTATTAGCTCTAGTCCTTTTTGGCTTAACTTCGTTATTTTCATCTAATAGATTTAGTTTGGATTTAAGCGAAGAGTTTTCGCTTTTAAGACTATGTACTTCAGCGGTTAATATGTCAATCTTCTCAGATAATTCTTTTACTTTGTCGGTCATATCTTGGGCTAGTTCTCGCCAAATCTTAATCGCCTCATTTGTATTAGACAACTCCCCCCCTTGTATTTCAATATTCTCTTTTTTGCGTGTGCTAAAGTACGTTGCTAAAGAAGCTACTAAAGCCGTTAAGATATTTGTGAACCAGTCAGGGAGGGAGTTTAACACCGCTTAGTCTTTTTTGAGTTTATGTAAAATTTGAGCCTTTGCAATGATAGCGAAATTCTCGTTATCCTTTACAAAGTTTTTAAATGTTTCTTGGTCGCTAGAATCTAAGTCTAATACCTCGCCTTTGTTTAGTGCTACCGCCCAATCCCAAAACTTCAAGGCATCGCCTTTAGATTGTTGAACTAATGCACTAGCTACTAGTTTCCCAGCGTTAGCGTTCTCGATGGCTTTACCATCTAAGTCTACCAAGTTAAAGTTTAAATCAATTTTCATTCTTTTGTTGTTTGTTTGCTTATAAACGTAATTTAGTATTTTTTGTTTCTAATTACGACCAAGGTAGCGCGTAAGCCACCAGGGGAGGATTTAAAAAGTTCTCAATCTGTGCATCTAAATTCGCTTCGATTGCCTCGGTATCTAGTCCAGCCTCAAGCCATCCTTCAACCATTTCTTCTGTAACTTCATCGTAAGGAGTAAAGCTCGCTTCGTGTGGTGCATCTACACTTAAAGCTCCGTAAGTGTCAGCCGTGAAGTCTTCGTATTGCTTTTGTGCTCTGTAATGAATTACAGAAATTACTTTGTCCATTCCATCAAGGGATGGGATAGAGTCTAATTGAGATATTACCCAAGTGAATGCCATATTATTTATTTTTTATTATCCTATTTTAACTGCTACCCAAGCTCTGCCATCTTCCATAATCTTCCAAACCTTACCTACTGAAATTTGATATTGTTCAAAAGTTGGATTAGAAACTGCTATACCTTTGATTTTTCCATTGTCATTTACTGGAATAATGTAGTCTCCTACATTTGCTCCTAAAACATTACAAGGAACTTGACCAGAAAAAGCTATTCTATCTACTTTTTGTCTTTCTTGTTCTAAAATTTGCTCATCTTCTATGCCAGCTCCCCAAGCATCTCCTCCTACAAAAGATGGAGAAGTTGATTTAATTGCAAAAGAAATAGAATCTTTAAATATATTAGTAATTAAACCTAATGAATTAATACCTACTAAATCTCCTTTATTAATTGATTCAGTAATAGATTTAGTCATATACTCTGAATAATCTAGTCCCATAGCGCTTACAGTTCCAGAAGCATTTATTGACCGACCAGTTGAAGTATTGCTACCTACCTTAATTCCAGTATTAGCTGAATTATAACTTATTGAATTTACGTTTTGAATTATAACACCCAAAGAATAAGTAGAGCCAGCAGAGTCTCCAAATACTGCAACATTATTTCCAGCAGTTCCATTATTTAAATTTACTGCTAATCTAGCAGATGGTGCATTTTCACCAATTCCTACATTTCCATCATTTTTAATTCCAAATAATTGATTTGTACTACTATTTTCAACAATAAATGCCCAATTTGCAGATGATGAATCTTGAGCTCTTACTAATAATCTTGTGCTTGTATAACCAGTTGCACCAATTCCTACATTCCCGGTGGAAGTTATTCGCATACGTTCGGAGTTAGTAGTTTCAAAAGACATAAAACCACTAGGTTTTAAGCTAAATGTATTATTATTTCCGTCTTGTATTATTTGAAATCCGTTTGCACTAAAAGTACCAGTGGTAGAATTTGTAATTTGTAATCTAGTTATAGTACCTGAACTATTTACTTGTAGAGAGTAATTAGGCGAAGTTGTTCCAATGCCTACGTTGCCAGCGGAAGTGATTCGCATATATTCAGCTCCTCTATTACCAAAAATAACATTTCTATCTCCAGCAGTAGAATCGCTATTTGAATCAGCATTTAACCATAAATTTGCAGTTGAATTTACATACATATCAGAACCACTATTTCTAATAGAGCCTAATTCGTATGTAGTCCCACTTACATTTCTATTGTATGTAATTCCGTTAGTACCATTATCAAATAAAAACGTAGATGCGCCAGTAGATGCTAGAGTAAATCTTGTACTTGTTGTACCACTATCTCCGTACTGAATTGTAAAATCTCCTCCACTATTTCTAAGTCTATAATCCCCGTAAGCATCTGCGCCCCAAGTAGTATTAGTGCCTCGCATTAATTCAATATCAGCGACTGGACTTGTATTCGTTGCGGCGTGAACTCTAAAAACTGCATTACCAGATTCTTGTATATATACATCCCCACTAAAAGTTGCGCTTGTAGCTACTAAAGAAGTGGTAAAAGTAGAGATGTCATAATCTATTAATAACGCAGTCTTAGCAGTTCCGCTAGAAGAAGCACTATAATTAAATTTAAACCTTTGACCATTAGAACCTATTGGAGACGCATTATCTCCCAATTCAAATATCATTTCGCCTTGGTCTTCAGCTACGGTATTACCATATATTT